CTTATCAAATGTTCCGTCCTCATAAACTAGGCTGTACCAAGCACCGGAATTCTGCAGAGAATCTGATACCTTAATCGCCTCGAACCAGCTTTCCTCGTCTTGGATACATGCGTCTTCAGAGCCCCAAAGAATCTTGAACGTGCATTGTCTGCCTTGTGTGCCAAAGCGGCTTTTCTTTAGGGTGACCTTAACTTCAGATCCAATTCTAAAGCCGTTTTCGTCATTCACAAACGATGATTTAGCTTTTCTGGATGTTAACCACATTCTCAAAGAATAAGTATAGGGCAAAGACTTTCCACCGGGCGTGAACCACGGCGTTGTCATGGCTTCAGCAACGTTACTCGTAATATTGGTTTTTAATTGGTTAAGCACCAGAAGCGTGGATTGTGTGTTCGCAATCGGTTGTGTTAATTTTTGTACACCTTTTGACAAAATTCTAGGCTTTACGGCCATTGAGGACAGGGGGTTGAAGTCGCCGGCGATATCTGTTTCACATGGGGTCTGTGCTACGGAATCCCAAACAAAGAGCATGGGATTTTCGTTTGTTCCCAGCATCTCTTCGATAGTTTCTAAGACTGTCTCAACACTGTGGGCTTGAGTGTACAAAAACCAGCCCATTCCGTCTGGCGGCTCGTCATCTAGGCAACAGCCAACACGCTCTAGAAAGACGCTGTCGATTGCTGACTCTGAATCAAAATAAATCACATCAATGCCCATCTTCTGGGCGTTGGCGGCCACTTGTGCCGCCATGTAAGACTTACCGGTGCTTTCTTCTCCAGCGATCTCGACGACTTTGCCCATTGGAACGCCAGCTAGCTTTCCCTTACAGATGATACTGTCTAGCCACCTAGAGCCTGTTGGGATCCACTTCTTGACATCTGTTGGATTCTCACCAGAAAGCGAAAAGGCAATTTCTGTGCCTGCCTTCTTGTTAACCAAATTTCTCATTTCTTTAAGGTTGAGACGACCTAGTTTCTTCGCTTTCTTCGCCATGATATTTCCTGTGTATAAAAACGAGGCACCTGTAAGCCTGTGCCTCCCCGTGGCTTAATATAAGAACAAAGTCTTATACGTCAAACGACAAAGTACCCTTTGGGGTCTCTAGGTGTGCCGTCCATCCGGAAAGAGGGTTGAGCCCAAAATAATAAGGGCGTGGTGTAAAGTTCTTCAACTCGGCCACTGTGGTCTTTACCTCTGCGCGCAGAGTTGTGAAGCCTCTCTTGTGATCGTATGTTTCAGTTGTTTCCTCAAGATAATTGGACATTTCCCAAAAATTCTCTTTGAGAACATCTGTAACAAACTCTGTAAAACACTCATCGCCACGATTATAATCCTCTAAAAGATCCTCGTCACGCATGTCGTCTAGTGGATCGCCTTCAACGGTAAGACCAGAAGTGATTACCTCGGCAAAACGCTCCACCGTGCTTGTTTCCTCTAATGCTGTTTGGACGTGCGTCTCGTTAAAATGAAACGTGTCTGTCCCTTCTTCATATACAAATTTAACGACGGTATCGTCGTCGTACTCGCTAAACTTATTATTAAATGTAGACATCTTTTCTCCTACTCTATTGTGTCTTTAAAAATGAGGCACCTGTAAACCCGTGCCTCCCTGCGGTAGGGGAACTTTTACATTCCTAGATCTGCAAAAGCGCGATCGACGCTGCTCACCTCGGCGGTAGAGTTATACTTGGTGGTCTCGGTTGAAACCTCCTCTGCATCCTCTTCACCAAGAAGGAACTGGTCTAGCATTTGCTGAATCTCCGTTGGAGTCTTACGTGCGGACTCGAAAACCTCATCGAAATCCGGGATAGAATCCAACATTCCTGACGTAGTGTCATCAGACTCGGTCAGCGGAGACGACTTTCGTCGAGGGACGATTGTTGTCTGCGGGAACTGTGCCCCTGCTGGCTTGCCGTAGGTAATGACCAAGTCAGTGCCCTCGTTGACATCAGTGATGTCACCATACTCGGGATTGAGCACAAGATTCAAAAGTTCCTTGTACGCAGTCTTGCCATAGCCCCATAGCTTAACACCCTCGTCTTCCTGTCCTCGCACAATAACTGGCGAGAAGAAGCGCTGGCGTGCTCCAAGGTTCTTGGCCATCTTGACACTCTCGTCAGAGCCCTCGTTGTACAGCTGGCGGATAAAATCGTTAAGAGGATCATCCTCGCCAAAGTTCTTCTTTGGGCTCAAGAAACCCGGGTTGTTGCCCAGATTATAGTGGAACCAGTACTCCTTGAACGGATCGCCATCAGACGTTGGCACAATACGAATGATTGTCTCGCCGTCATCGGGTCGCCAAAAAGAACTCTTCCCGCCGCGATTTTCCAAGGCATCGCGTTTTGCCTTCATTTTTGCTAAATCAATTCCCATTTTTTTCTCCTTTTGCGTTTAGCTATAGTACGACCGGTCAATCTCCCGGACGCCTTAAATTATAATGTAAGAACAAAATATCAAGAGTCAATGTTTTGTTCCTGCACATAAGAAGCGTGGTGAGAAACATAAATATAGTTTTGTTCGTAATCTGTTGAATGTATCGCAAAACATGATGTACATTTCTCTCCAGCCTTGTCAGCAACATAGGACCTAATTTTGTGAAGTAAATCTTTTTCTTCATCTAGTGTTTTTTGTGAAATTCCAAAAAAGTATTTTTTAGATCTTGGATTTTTTAGATCGTAAAAGGTTTTTTCATCAAAGTTACTGAAGGCTACGACACCCATAGTGCAAATTTTTATGGTCTCTTTGTCGTCTGTGATAGTCGATAAAGGAGGCTCCGTATTCTTGAACACATTTAACATATGATATGTGCTAGATATAACCTGGTTAATCTCTTGCCAGTAGTTGGCGATAGAGACATTGCCGAGCACTGATTCTACCAGCGAGTTTTTAATTATATACATCTTGTCTAGCAGTCCGGATCTCACATATTCTTGCAAAACGCCAAAAACGATTTTCTCTCTTGTGAACGCACTATTATCAGGATTTACTAAATCTGCCTTAACATACAAAAGAGTTATGTTGCAATGGGCAAGATCTTGCAAGAATCTCAAACTAATGCCTGAAATCTTACCAGAGCCCGCTAAAACTACTGTAACGTCCCCCGTTATGTGGGACAGGTCCAAAGTCTCATACTGCGCCTCGTATTCTTCGTGTGAAGTCTGTGGACGTATGTAAAAGAAGTTTTCTCTGTTTGACGCGTCGCTATCGACGTAGTATCTCTTATACTGTGGGTAAACAGAGAACGAATCTACAATTCTGCACCCGGCGGCGCCTATTCCTACTAAATTCATGCTATCCTCTTCATATCTCCGAAATCCAAGCCCAGGCTCATGTTTGTTCTAAAGTCACCAAATCTAGTCTTTGAGAACTCTTTTCGCATGCTTTCTACTAGCTCCTTGTCTTCAGCAGATATATCTAGAACAATGCTGTCGTGAATACAAAAAGCAACGAACGATTTTTTGCTCTTAAGCATTTTGTCTAATTTCATCGCAGCAGTTAACATCATATCACTAGATGAGCTTTGTATTAAGTAGTTTAGAGCCTTGTCCTCATCAACACTGATAGTCCTACCATACGGCGTGACCATTTCAAGGCCGTCGTAGTATTTTTCAAGGACCGCTTCCCTATCAAAGAAAGTGTTTAATTTTTTGTTTTTTGAGGCAGGGTTGTAAAGCCATGCAAAAACTTTTTTCTTGACCTCGTCACGAGTGTACTTGTCATCAAATATTTCTTTAGCTAACCAAGAATGCAGGTCCTCTTCAGGCTGATCCTGACCAAGCAGACCAAGCAACACACGCAATTCAGAAGCGTTATAATCAAGCTCTAGAAAAACATCGTTTTGTGGCTTGAGACATGTGCGCAGGTCCTTATTTAAAGTTAAGATAGGGAAGCTGTCCTTTTGTGTGGTTAGGCGACCAGTCACTGTGCCCCACGGATTGTAGACAATTTTGTTCTTATCTAAAGATATCTTCTGTGCCCCGGTCTTTTCATCGGTCATATCTAGTTCAGAAAGGTCGATATTGAGCGTTTGATTAGATATCTTGTTGACAAAAAATATCAAGTCCCTCATGAAGTCGTGATTTGCCGGCTTTTTACAATTTTTGAAAACCTCGGCGGTTATTTCATTTTTGAGAGAAAAGTAATCCAATAAAAACTTTTCTGGCACGCAGTCATAAAAGCAAACATCGTCTAAATTTATGCGCGCGTTAAAAAACGTCTTTAGAAACACCTTTGCCCGGTCGTTTAGCTTTTCAAATCTGCGCTTGCTTTTCTCTGGGCATAGATCCGCCAGGGCCTTACCGCCACTCCAGATTTGTGCATATTCGACCTCTTTACCTAGCAGAGACGGAGAGGGCGACCAAGTGTGCGTCAATACTTCATCGGAATAGTCATCGTGAAGTTCATCTGCGCAAAATATCTTGTAGCATTCGTGTTTAGTGTCTAACAGTTGAAAAATCAACTTTTCCTCATTTTATGTTTTTTGTACCAGTTAGAGAATACTGAACTCGATCGGGATTGTTGATTTCTCTTTCAATCTCGGCTTTTCTTTGTGAGTATTCTTCTGCGGATACGCCGTACCAATAACGGCCTTTTGATAAAAATTTAGAAACATGCTGGCCTTTTGTCAAGTTATTTATTTGGTTTAGTGCGGCCTCTTCGCCAAAAAGCCTAGCTCTTTTGACAACTTCTTTTGAGTGTAGATGTAGCTCTTGCGGTGTGTGCATCGTTGACGTTTCAGCTAATCTCAACTTTAATATTATCTTTAGCCAATATTCTTGTTCTTCTTTTTCGCTTGTAAACATAGCAGTGCCTGGTATCTCGCGCTCTTTTCTTACTGTTTTTACTTTCGTGCCATAGCCGCTGTCGAGGCACTTTGTGTAGTTGTCAACTGTATATGTATTGTATTGCCTGTAAAAAGCACTATAAAGCGATCGCAGCTTGCTGCCCAGATTTATATATTCCTCCAGGTGGGCCTTATTATAGTAGGTCTCAAAAACATTATCAAAACTGGCCGCGGAGCGGTCCATGTAAAGCTGGGCGCCGGTTAAAGTATCGTTTTCGTTTTTGTCATTCATGCCAGACGCTAGATTGAACACTAGACGCCAGGGTGCGTTCTTATCGACCATGAAGCCAAACTTTTTTGCCTCGTTCACAAAAAATGTGAAATTTCTATCGTTCACGTAATCATATAATCTAGCTTGTTGCTCAATACTATGCGACTCATTGCCAATCTCCAGCATCAAGCCTGAAACAAAAGAAGAGCAGTGGCTGGATAGTAAAAAGCCGGTCTTAGTTAACGGGAAAAGCCTGGCTGTTCTTAAAACAAACTTTACGAACTCTCTAATAAAATCTTTTTGATTTTTTATTTTCTCGCCTCGCTTATCAATTGGAAGATAGGAATTAACGAAGGTTGTGTAAAGTTTGTTCAAGTAAGTATCGTAGCTGTACTCCAAATCACCGGTCGTCCAAGACTTGTGCACCCTTAAGTCAGAAGTGTAAAGACTGTCTTTCGAGATAAAGCCCTTATTGGCCGCAGAGCGCACATTCTTCCTCATATCAGAAAAAGCTGCTTCGACAAAATCTACAACTAAGTGCGTAGTGTTGTTCGCACCTACAATTTGTCTTAAATTACTGTCGTTTAAGTATACGGCATCACCCTGTTTGTCAATCCTACCATACAATAGGTGCTTATTGTGTAAATCAAAAGTTTTGACACCAGGAAATTGAGGATAAAAGTCACTTAATACTCTTTTTGCGACAAATATGTTTTCTACATTGTTTTTCCCCATTTTTTGTCCCCTATTGCTGGAATCCTTCAATCTTTGTTTCGAATTTAGAATTATTTATTGTAATTGTTGTTTTGAGCACCAAGTGATACCCACCCAGATTCATTTTGTAAGCCAGAGAGCTGGCATCCTCTACAGAGCCTAACCCTGCAAGACTCGGGTTGACATAATAAAACATTCCGGGTATAAATAGAGTATTACCAATTAAGGTCAGGTCCGTATTATAAGGAAACTTAAGCTGATCTAATGAATCTGATCCTAAAATTTCACTACCCATTGACCTAGCCTCTGCCAGGCCTGGAACATTAACCCTTTTAAAGTTCATGTTTTTTAGTATTCCTACATCCGAGCCGATATTAAAGTGATATATACCGTCTCTTATGTCCTTGTTTGGGTCGCCGCGGCGCTCTGTTATGTCTTCGTGGGATGTGACGTGCAAAAGCAGATAATCAAAGGAATTTCTGATTAAGCTTTCCGAGGTAGGGGCGGCCTCGCTTACTTTTTTAAAGTATTGCTCCTGAAACATCGTATCGTCAGTATTGATAACTTGTTTTTTAGGTAAAAGTTCTTGTAGCTTTCTGCTTTCTGTTGGGGCTCCAGGCAGGGTTAAAGAAACAAAATTGTGCCTTGTTCTTGGGGCTCTATAGTTTTTTGACATTCCAACACCTAGACCTGGCAATACCAAATCCTTTATTAAGGACGTCAAAAAAGCACCCAAAGAAAGTTTTAAATTTTGAGTTCTCACCACTTTCTTAATAAACCAAGATCTGAACAGGTTAAACGATATTGGCATTTGAGCTAAATTGATTTTTCTTACCCTGTCCTCTGAATCGAGATACTCTAGTGGACCAAGAAGCATTCTAGCTGTTTTTAGCGGGTAGTCTAGATCCACGTTATCTTCGTTGTAATATGATCTTTCATTAAACACTAAACTACCTTGATTTGCGCCTGGGAAGGGCGACTCTAAATCAAGTCGTCCGATTCCAGCGTTCTTGCATGCTAGCTCAACGATATCCCCCAAAAACATGAAATAAAACTTAAAGTTGTTTTTGTCAGCAGACACAATGGGAGCAACTTTTTTATCTTTTTTCTTTTCTGTATCGCCAGTAGGTTTGTCGTTTGATTCAGATTCAGTTTCAAATTGCAAATCAGATTCTATTGCAGCATTTAGTTCCTTCGTCGTTGCCAGGCCAGTGCCTTCTCTAATAATTTTAAATGAAGCTGGTGCTGCTCCTGAAGGGTTGTTGGCAGCTGTTGCTATGTCTTCACCAGTTGGGTCGATCCCAGGCTCCTCGGATCCCTCGACTGCTAATGCTTGAACATCTCTAGCTGCAGAAGAGGCACAAAACAGCCGCGAGCCATTGCCTGTAGGCGAGGTGTTGCCATCAATTATTTGGCCTAAAAAGCTTTGATAGATTTCTTTTTTGTATTGGCCAACCCTTTGTTTTATTCGAGTCTGTAGCTTGTCAGCATTATCGTCAGTGGTCAAAAACTTCTGCAGCTTTCCTGTATCGACTACCCTCAAGGTTGTTTTGCTTGTTTTGTCATATCTTACACCAGTCTCTATGGGAAAGCTCCTGCCAGCGGTAGCAAATTCTTCTTCAAAGATGCCACTAAAAAATCCTGGTGTTTCAACTAACTCTTTTACAGTTGTTCTTGCTTTGCATTTGTCGTCTTTGCATGTAGCTTTCTTAAGGCCTCGCATTACTGACCTAAATGTTGTTTGGGCGCCCAGGACCGCCGCTGGATGCTCGCTTGAATTAGAGATTGCCAGGGCGTTGTTCGAAGCTGCGGTGCCAGTTCTTATAATATTTTGGAATATGTTGACTTGGTTTGAAGCAATCGTAGTTTCGATCGCTCCTCTGTATTTAGCAGTTAAATCAACAGATCCGTTGTCTTTGACCGAAAAAGAGTAATCATACAGATTCAAAGACAAGACTATGTTGTGTCTTTCTATATTTCGTATCGCATCCAGTTCTGCTTTGGATAAGTTTAGGCCACGCAGTTGATTTTCGTCTGGTGCAGTATATCCTAGCAATACTTTTATGATGTAATGCTTTGGATTGTATGTGTCTGCTAATCTTGTTTTTTTGGCTGCAGTCCATGTAATAAGGTCAACGTATCTAATGCCGCCTTGTTCGGGGGGTGGTTCACCTGGTGGAGCCGCCTGGATGTCCTTCAAGCTCTTAAATGTTAGATTTAGTGTACAATCAATATTTTGCTCAATCGCGCCGTGAGTTCGACCATCTTGTGTAAAAGAAAAACTTTTCAAACCGACGTTTCTCCAGCTGGGCTTCGTGGTTTCAAATTTTAAATAATCTTGCACTGTTACTGCGCGCTCTAAACCGAAAGTGTCAGAGAATTTAATTTCTCTATAAATTGGCACTTGCTTTGATGTGGTTCTCGCGTTATTAGATTCGCCAATTTCATTATTACCAGGTGTCTCAAATAAGACCTTGTATAACCTTATCTTGGGGCGCATCAAGGAAAGAGTTGTATTTTTGATTTTATAAAAAACATCAAAATTGTCAATTCCACGAAGCCTGTTAACTAGTTTCGCACCATCGCCGTTGACTTGTCTGAAAGTAGCATAATTAAACAAGTTTTGGTTTGCGACAAAATAATTTGCCGCCTTTGTCAAGTTGCTGGTTAGTATCTCTTGCTCAACGTTAGAGTTATTAACGTCGCTATTGATGTCTTGTTTTTTTACTTCGGCCATTTTAATAACCCATATAGTATAACACAGTTTCTAGTGGAGTTGGAATATAAATAACATCTCCAAGCTTTGCATGAAATTCTGTTGGCTTTTGGTTGTAGTGTGCGATAACCCACCAAAGCTCTGGGTCTCCATAATATTCATCTGCCAATTTGAAGTATCTATCTCCAGTCCCCCAGATATGCTTTATGGTAGAAAAATTTGAAGCTTCGCCAGTGTCTGGGTGCTTTAATCTTGGAGTGTTGAATTGTTTGATTTCTTTGAGGCCACGAGTTTTTTTCAAATACGTTTTATATTGCTCGTCCTCATTAATAAAGATTTCTTGGTTTTTATATCTCATTATGGTTTTTCCTATTCGTTACTCAAATCGAGAAGGTCGCCAGGATTGTCTTTCGGTGTTGATCCAAGATCTGTCGCTTTGATATCTACGTCTAGTTGCCGAGCATCTGCGCTGCCTGGGGCAGCTGCGGCTGCGGGGCCTTGGGTGTCATTTTGTATTGTCGCTCCCGCTGTTGGTGTGTCTGCTGTTTCGCGAACAAGACCAAAATCATATGGGAAGCGAGGACCGGACGTGCCGCCTCTGAATTCTCCAGTGTAAAGATCCCAACCCAACTTGTGGTCGTGCACAACATTTAGCGTGAAGCTCACCTTTATTAGCTTTGGAATCAGTATGTTTTTGCCTTCATTTACTGTATTTTCGAAACCTGCGGCCTTTATTACATTAGCTATGTCGGATCCAAAAGAAGTGCCTAAATTGTCGACTTTTCCGCCAATAAATCCTTGCTTTACATCGTGTGTCACTGACAAGTTCTGTATGACCCCTGGGAGGCCTTGGCCGTCGTTTGTTGAAGAGCAGATCAAATTTGCATACCTAACTCTGAACATTGGAGAAGCAGCGATCGAAGTTGCTGTATCGCTTTCTTTGTAGGTTGGGTAAAGTGACGCTGCGAACCAACTTAAGTTGTTTAGATTGTCCAGGCCCATTGTAACAGAAGAAGCTGGAATTGAAAAGCCAACAGTAATTGAACGATTGTTTGATTTCCACATGTAATATGGGTCAGTTCTACCAAAAGGCTGTTCGGCCGTTTGTTTTGAGTCGAACTTATCTGATAAATTATCTAGATAAGCTATAAATTGTATAACTGGTGGGTTTTTTATATGAAGAGGTATGATCTCCAATATAGTGCCGGCTTCAGCAGCTCTACTGTTTTCTAATCCTCTCTTTTTAAACTTTACGTTGGAGAATTGGTTCTTTTCTCCTCCAAAAGCTGCTTTCTCTACTTGAAAAAATTTTGGCACTCTATGTTTCTCCCTGTGTTTATTAAACCATCTCGCTATTCATCCCGGAGACGGCTCGGTCGCTGGTAGCGGCCATCTCGCCCCTGGTAACTTCCAAAGCAACGTCAGCCACCATATTCTGCATGCTATCGCCTTTAATCTCAATGCCGGTCACAGTTACGGTCGTCTTGCTAGCATCAGCCTGATCGCCGGTGTTGGCTGGGGTCTGGGTAGCTGCCTTAAGGACGGCGCCGACACCGATGAACGCTTTCGCCCCGCCACGGGCTCGATCGGTCGCTAGCGTAGCGGCGCGTTCCACCTCGTCCTCGGCGCCTCCGAGGGCCGCGATGCCTTCGCGAGCTGCAACAAAAGTTTTTCCTAAATCACCCTTTAAGGTGCGCGCAGTTTTAATAAGTGAGTTTTTGATAACATTATTATACGATTCAGCGGCTCCAGACGCGGCTTCATATGCCTTGACTGCGGCGACACCAAACGAAGAAACGCTAGCCTTTGACTTCTCTTGCATATCCATTCCTTGTTTTGCTCGCTCAGCCAGGTTTTCTGTGGTCAACGGGCCGGTGTCAACTGCTGCCTTAGCCTCGTCGACTGCTTCTTCGCCGAGAAGCTGTCTTTGGAACTCGGCTACATTGTCGAAACCTGCGGCAGAAGCGATGATCGATTTATACCTACGGTTAAGAGACTCAAATTCAACACCCGAATTGTTGACGGCTTCAGCGATCATATCAAATTTTTCATCTGGATCGGCATGGGCTAAATCAGTGACAGATATCAAAGTATCACCCAAGACGCCGTTTAGAGTTTGTGCTGCTTTGGCGGCGCCTTCGAATGTGTCCATCTTCATTGCTATACTAACCAGTTTGCCCATCTCTGCGCCAGTGGCTGCTGATCTTGCCTGCAAGTCAGCGAAGACTTCCGTCATCTCACTACCGAACTGGGAAAGCGTTGGCATAGCGGACTCAAAATTACCAAAAACCTTATTTATGTCCATTCCAAGAGATGTTGCGATACCCGCCACAGATCTTAAGCTTTTTCCAGCTTCAACCGGAGCCTTGCCGAAAGCTTTTGTAAATACGTCGATAAGTTTTGCTGATGTTTTAGTTTGGACGCCAACTTTCTTTAAGCCAGCCACAAGGTTAGCTGTAACCGAGGCAGCTGCCGGCTCATTTTTCAAGAAATCAGCACGGAACAGGCTAGACTCTTGTATGAGAGCAGAGAGTGCTTCTTTTGAGTCTTCAACAGTAATTCCAATATCGACAAATGGTTGATCGTCAACGCTCAAATTTAATCCATCTAAAGATTCTTGAAAGCCTTCTATTCCTGCACGGGCGCCTTCGGGGTCCATGGCAGCCTGAAGGTTGTTTTTGATTGACTCTAGCGGCATACCGGTTGCCTTTACAATACCGGAGAAAGCTTTATCAAATTGCACCGGCAGCGCCTGGATGTCTTTGCCGATATCCTGCAGGCTTAGTTGAAATCCTAAAAATTTAGCCAATACCACTTCAGGTAGCGCAGCATTGATAAGGTCTCCACCTAAACTCATAAAATCGCTGCCGATGGCGGCGATCTGTTTAGCGCTATCAACAACCAATTGCTGCGCAGTGGCGCGTTCTTTGGTGCCCTTGGTTATTTTTGCTAGTTCACCACTCTCGGTCTTAAGCTGCCTTATTCGCGCATCGGATTCTTTTTTGGACTGTTCATTGATTTTTTTTATTCTATCATGAACTTCACTTTGTTTTATACTGGTGGCGAGTCGCGAATTAGCCAACTTTAGCATGGCTTTTTGGTGTTCTATTTCTCTTTGGTGATTTTTAATCTCGCGATCATAATAATTTTGACCAATCTCTTTGTTTTTGAGCTGCTTTTCTAGGGCTATTATCTTTTTTTCTTCAAGATCAACTGCTACACGAACAGTCTCCGCGTTGGTTTCAAGAATATTTCCAGCGGCTTTGATAGCTTGCTGCTGCTGCATAGTCAATTCAGATAACTGTTTTTCAGTCGCTAAAATTTCCTTAGCAATAACTAGCTTTTTCTCCATTTCTTCTATTGTAGCCATAAAAGACACCTCTATCTAGTAAATAGTGACATGCGAAAAATAAAAACCGGCTTAGGGGCCGGCTTTATCTCTCTAACGCTTCTTTTTCAGCTTTTAGTTGCTCTATCAGTTTGTGTACAAACCAACGACGAAGACCAACTGGAAGATTATAAGCTTCCAGAAAACTCCAGCCGCCTTTGTATTGCAAGAAGAAGAACTGTTCATAAACGTCCTCCATATATTCTTCACTTAGGCCAAAAAAATTCCGCGGAGAGCGGCACCTCCAGTTCTTTAAGCGAATAACACGCCTCGCAGCGATAACTCTTTAATAATTTGATAGAAGGCGTAAGCAAAGGAAATAATCCTCGAAGAAATTTTGAATCTCCGGCTGGCATTACGTCAATAAAGTCCATAACGCTATCAAAGTCTAGGCGTCCATCAACTTTTACCAAAAATAAGCTAAGCAGGCTGGTTACCAGATTCTTGCTAGTTTCTTTATCAGAGTATTTTCTTTCTTTTCTACCGTCGACCAAACGAAGGCCAACCTGAACTCCAGAGTTTGGCAGGACCAAATCAAAAGTGTTTGTCTCTCTATTAAAAGAAACGCTATTATCTCTCAAAAATTCTTTATCAAAGCAATTTTCTTGTAAGACAGCGCTCTTTAGATTGTATTCAATTTCATTTGTTGCAAAACACTCCTCGCAACGAACATTAACATTATATTCACTGCCATAAGCAGAAATTCTTGCGGCAATGAGTATAGCACTGCGATCGCCGACAAGCAAAGTTGATGGTTCAACGTCAGCAACGATTAGGTTCTCTAATAAACGATCGATAGCTAGGTTCTTTTTTAACAAAGCTTCGGAAGTTAAGATGTCCTCATCCTTCGCTGTCATGAAGCGTATCTCTATTGCCTCTTGTTTGTAAAAAGGGTGATCTTCTGGATAAAATTCACCTCTAGAGGGAAGTTCGACAAACTCTGTCGGAGCAGAAAAAGCCAGGGGCGCTGGCTGCGGTGTTGTCGGCACCGTCGTAACAGGCGTAGATTCAGGAGCGCGTCCTGTTCGCCTTTGATTGTTCCTCATTTAAACCTCTCTGAGTTTATATATTAAGTCGCTAGTGGTGTTCCACCTGCCACCGAGCTGTAGGTAGCGTAGTCATAAGTTAAGTTGACAGTGATGTTGATTAGTTCTTCACTAGCGTAATCTAACGACCCAAACTGAATCTGTGTAATAAACGCGTTCTTTAGTGTCCACTCTTCTAAGATATTAGTCGCATCGATGGCGCCAACCACTTCGCCAGGATCTGAGCCGGCTGGGAGGATAACTCCGCCGCCGTCTAGCTGCTTAATTCTAACTTCACCGATGGTACTAGTTGTTCCCACCTTTGTTACACCAGTTACCAAACCACTTTCGCTGGTTGGAGCAACATAACCAGAATTTAACAGAGCGGCGTAAAACTTGGATCCGACGTTTGGATCAACTGCGTCGATAAAGCTTACATCGAGCGGCTGCCACTTTACCACTCCAGGAAAATTAAATTGATGATTTAGAACTTGATGCGGAGTCGAACCTAGCTGATAAGAAGGCTTGGCCGCGGTCTTGACCATGAAAGTTAAGTCTGAAAGTTCCGAGAAAGTAACCAAGAACCTAAAAGCTCTTTTTGGTTGGAATCCTCCGGGTCCTGTGTCTGAAAAGAATGGCATCTATTTAATCTCCTGTTCCTACTATAAGTAGTGTGGTTAATTTATTTTAATCGTCGAATGAAGCTCCGCTTCGGGTAATAATAAAGTCTAGTGCGATAAACTCAATTGCTCGCGCTGGCTTTAAGAAGATCTTGGCGTACATGATATTTCTATCTACCAAGTCCGGTGTTGTGGTGCTATCGTCTAGCACAACTCTGAAGTCTGTTAGACCAAGACCAGCTTGCACGCCCTCAAGGAATGGAATCACCTGGCCGGTAAATCTATCCCAAGTTTGCTGCACGTTTTGGTCAAAGAGGAGCCTCGAAGCAATACGCGAGATTTCCTTTTTAACAAAAATCATCAGTCTTCTTACGTTAATTCTGTCCAGAGAAGACCTAGTGACCTGCAGCGTCTTTTGGCCGAAGATAACGATACCCTCGGATGGGAAAGACGCGATTGGGTTAATATTTGCGTCATATAATCTATCTCTCTCAGCAGAGGTAAGGCGCTCGCGAACTCCGATGACTGGAAGTCCTGCAGAACCTTCGCTTAAGCCGCCTCTAGTGAAGCCAGCTGGGGCAAACCAAACTGCTGACTTACGCTGGGCGCTTGACATTGTGCCAAGTGCGACCACGGAAGGTGGCACGTAAAGGATCGAGTTTGCCACATCATCGCGGATCTTCACGAATGGGTAGAACGCGCAACCATAGCTTGAGTTGAGGTTTAGGTCCTTAAGGCCTGTGACAGTTTCCTCTACGGAGCCGATATTAGCAGTCTCTTCGCTGTCATTCTCATGAGGAGGCTTGTAACCACCCTCTAGGTCAAGGATTGCGAGCGCGTCTGCTCTTTCTTCGCATGCTGTAAGAAGTCTACTGTTAAGGCTGTCGTTGGTGATGCCCGGCATTGTAGCTAGGTCAAATTCAATGTAGTCCTTATCAGCGGCAATGTCAATTGCCTTCTTAAGGCTGTAGTACGAAGAGTTGCCTACTTCTGTACTTGGGGTAATGTATGAGTTTCTCAGAGGATCTTTCTCTGTAATGTCAAAGCCGTCGAAGCCGCCAAACATTGGCGAAGTAAACTTCTTGTGTCCAGCGCCTGAGCCTGTCAGTACGTAGCCTGAGCCGGATTTTGCAGTCCATGAATTTCCGCGGCTACGTGAGCCTGACACCCACACAGAGTGTGTGCTATCTGCTGCGGACTGCTCAACATCA